TCGACAAAAATATGCGTTCTAGCTTTTAGTAAGTCTTGTAGCTCGAATTGCGTCGCTTTGTCTAATTTTTTCAACGTAACCGTTAAAGTTTGATCGTAAAAGACGCTGCCGTTTTCAGCGCTAGCCGTTATAGCTTGCTCTAAACCGTTGCTACCCTCTACGTCGTATTTGTATAGCGTAGGCGTACCCCCTATTGTTTCTAGCTCGCCTGTAGTTGCGCTTACGTTTAAGGCCCCTAGCGTGCCATAGCTGGCAACGTAAAAGGCTTTAATGCCACCTACAGAGCTAGTACAAGGTAAAGTACGTCCTATACTTAATGTATTACAGCTCATAAATTTATGTTTTTTAGTGTTATTAAAAAAAAAGGGCGGTAGGCTTTGAGCTTACCTACCCTTAATTTTATTAAATATTTGTTTTATTATGCTAAAGTATAGAGCGTCAAATCTTGCGATACTCCATAATTTACGCCAGCTTGAAAGCGTAGCACTACTCTGACATTGTCCGAGCCGTCAAGGTCTGCCATGTCTAGCAATTTAGCACTTGTCTGTCCCATGTCGTCTAGCAAAGCTGTACCAAAGAATAAGTTTGATTTTTCAGCCGCTACAATATGGTCTGCTGGCATACCTGGGGCCTTAAATACTTTAATTCCCTCAAAAGTTAAGCCGCCGTTATCGTACCAAAGTGAGCCTCTATTGTCTACGCCGTTAGCGCCGCCGCCGTTACCAGCTACTGCACCGAAACCGCCTAAACTTCTAACGTATTTTTGAAACGCGCCAGTTGGTAAATATAAGTGTAGGTCTTCTTTACCATAAACTGCTGCTGGTATAGCGTCTACTACTTTGCCTAGCTCTTCTACAATATTTGCAGCTGTAAAAGCTGTAGCCGTTACGCCTGGTACGTCGTTTACGTTACCGTCAGCTAAAGCCTCTACTGTAATACCTGTAAACTCGCCAGGGTTTGCACCTAAACCGCCCCAGATATTTTGCTCTGTTTTCTCTGCTACTTTGGCTGCTACGTGTGCCATAATAAAGTCAGCAAAAGAAGACGGCAAATTTTTGTATGCGCTGTTGCCCATTTCTAAAGCTAAATAGTCGCTTAAAAAGTCTTTTTTGCAAATTTCTAAATTTACTTGGAAAGGCTTAATTTCTAAAATTCGCTCTTCTAGCGTAATTTGATCCGCTGTAACTGTAAATCCGCAAGTTGCGTCGCCTACAATACCTGTAGAAGACAATTTTTTAATTACTTCTTTGTATTTTACATTTGGTTTTACGGTAATACCGCCTTTGTCGATAGTGTCCCCAGACAATAAAGCTGCAGATATCATTTCGCCTAGGTATTGCCCCTCGTAGCTAGTTGTGATGCTATCTACTGACCCATTACCTGTAATTGTACGTAAGTGTGTTTTTCTCATTTTTTTATTAATTTGTACGTTTGTTATTTTTATTTAAATAGTTTACTAAATACTCTGTCTTTGGTTGTATTGAAATTTGCACCTTGACTGTATAAGTTTTGTTTTACTGTTTGTTTTGCCTCTGGGTTATGTTTCATTGGCTTGCGAGCTGGTTTTTGACTAGACATTTTTTCTTTTTTGTCTTCTTGGTCTTCAAACTTTTTGTAAAGCTCTTCTACTTGCTCTTTAACCTCTTCTAAAACTGGCGCCACTACTTCGACTACTGCCTCTACAATAGCTGCTACCTCTTCGGCTGCTATCTCTGGCACGTCTTCGACGACTACCTCTTCTAGCTCTTCTTTTTTCTCTTCGTCTTCGTCGTCTTCCATTTTTTCGACTTCCATAGCGTCCTTAACCTCTGCGATAGTACCCTCTTCGGCTACTACTACAATTTGGCCGTCAGCTGTCGTATACTCGCCTACTGGCAAAGCGATACGCTCGTCGTCAGATACTATAAAAACAGCTTGCCCAGCCTCTAAAGCGTCTGCTTCGATAACTGTTTCGCCGTCTTCTAGCGTCATTTGTGCTAAACCTATTCTAGCACGTAGCAAAGTTTTAATTTGCGATAACATTTCTGTTGCTTTCATATTTATTAATTTATTATTGTTTATTGTTTATCTCCAAAAGTCAGCATAACCAACGTATGGCACTACTTCGTAATATTTTCTTTTAGCATCTTCAAATAAAACGTCTGCGTTGTCTACTCTAGCTTTTAGGTCTTCGTAGTCTGCGTATACGTCGCTGGGGTCAATTCCCAGCTCTTCGCTTTTTGCCTCTAGGTCGTTTAGTGCGTTACGCATAATTTCTGCTACCTCTTCTAGGTCTCTAGTATTACCGTTTACAATAAAGTCGTCTAAGTTATAACGCATTTTAAATTCGTTGTACTCGTCCATTATTTGATCGCCCCATTCGTAAGCTAAATAGCTTGCGTCGCTTTCGGCATACTCAAAACGGTCAAGGTTGTCTTCAATGTCGCTAATAGCCGACAGTTTTACTGCGGCTTTTGCTGGTTTAAATTTGTCTAAAATAGACAATACAGTTTTGTTTGTATTCATAGTTTATGTTTTTATTCTAGGCCTATAGAGCGTAATTCGGCTACTTGGTCGTCAAATTTACTATCTAGTTGGTCTAAATATTCTAAGTCGTCAAAATGTACTTGCCAGTCTGGGTATACGTCTTCTGCACTTAACCCCAGCTCTTCTGCTTTGTCTTTTATTTGGTTTAGTATTTCTAAGTCGCCAGCTACGTCGGCTGTAGTAATAAAAGCCTCGCTGTTTTGTAAATATACAGAGCGTAAGTCGCTACGTAATTGGTAAAACTCGTCAAATTTTTCGTCAAACCATTCTTCTACCGAATAAGACAAACGCCCTATTTCGTCTTGTAAATATTGGTATTCGTAATTAAACTCGTCTACTAGACCTAAAGCTACTTTTTTTAGTTTGTCTTCTTTGCGTTTTTCAGCTCTTAATTGCGCAGCGTGTTTTTTGTCGTCAAACAGTCTGCTAAATACTCTGTTTTTTGTAGTCATAGTTTTTTATTTAAATAAGTCTTCGCTGTCCTTTAATTCAGACGTGTAATAATTTATATTCTCCCACCAGGCGTCCTCGATATATTTAAAGTAATAAAAGTCTACTTTTGCTATTGCCTCTAACTCTGTAAAATTACCTATGTCGGCTGGATCAATTCCCAGCTCGTCCGCGCTTTGTCTTGTACGCTCAATTAATTCGTCTACCTCTTCGGTATAACGATAGCCTAGCTCTAAAGTAGTTTTAGCCTCTGGTACAAGTGTCTGTATTTCGCTTAAAATTCTTTGCATTTCGCCGCCCAGCCTTTCAAAGTCCGAAACAATTTGTTCAGCTTTGTTTTTTGGCTCGTTTATATACTCAATATAAAAGTCTATGTCTTCTTTTAGCGTTCCTAAAGCTATTTTTTTAGACAAGTTAGTTTTGCCTTTGAATAGCTTGTTAAATACTCTATTTTCTGTACTCATAATTATATAACGTTAGTATGTTTTTTTTTGCATTTTTAGTGTAATAAGTCTTTTAGGTTGTCTTCTAGCTCTACGGCTCTGTCTTTTAGTATGTCTAAAAAAACCGTTAGTTGCTCGTATGTTTCGGCTAGGTCTTCTACAATTTCTGGTCCGTCTAGCTCTTCGCTGTCCATTAAATTATAAGTTAGCATGTCGTATTCTACTACAAAATTTTCGTTTACAGTTTTTATATTGTCTGTAAGTGTTTGTATAATTTGTTTATGGTCCATTTATTCGTCTATTGCTGTTATACGTCCTATACCTTGCGCCCATAGTGAGCCGTCGCAACAGTCAATACTATAGGTTTGCTCGTCTTTACAAAGACAGGCCCTACTGCCGCCAGTTGGCGACGCGTTGTTTGTATTGTCTATGCCGTATAGGCCCCTATTTCGTCTGCGTCTTTTATTCATTGTCTAATTCTTTTAGTTTGTTTATGGCCCAGTTTATGCCAGCGCTACCGCCCCAGGCGTCCCACATTAAACCGCCGCACCCCTCGCTGTAGGGTACGTCTTTGTGCTGTTGATGTCTTTTAAAACTTGCCATGCGTGCTATTGTGTCGCGTGTTAATTTTTCTTTGTTTGCAATTTGGCTAGCTCTTTTTTTGCCTGTAGCCTCGCCGCAGCTGCCCCAGCCGTTTTTTTCTACCCAGTCTAAAGCGCGTTTAGCGTTATTTACTGCGCCTTGGGGGTAGTCATTGTAGCTGTCTAAATCAATTTTTTTTTTAGCCGACATTTCAATTAGCGACTGTTTAATTTTAAGTAGTTTAAAGGCGGCGTTTAGCTCTCTGCTTAAGTCTTCGGCTATTGGCTCTTTTGGCCTTTGTGCTTTTTCAGCAAAAAACCCCTCGATACTAAAACCGCGAATTGATCCGTCTACCTTTGCCATTTGCCAGAGCTGCTCGTTATATACTTTTACTGCGCCTACCCAGGTGCCGACTGGCAAGTCTAGGTCGTATAAATTACTTTTGTCGTTTTCTTTGTCTTCGACTATCCAGCTTTCGACTAACGAAACGCCCTCTACTTCTTTTATATGCTCGTATGTCGCGTTGTTTGCGTTGCCTCTTTGCAAATAAAGCTCGCTAGCCTTTTTTACCGTAGCTTTTGTAAAGTGTATGTAATACTCTTCGTCGCCGTCTTTGCGATATATCATTTTATTAGGTACTAAAAGCGCGCCCATTAAAATACGCTTGTCGTCGTCTACAGCTTTAAATTTATACTCTCTGTCGTTTTTGTTTAGCGCTACCCAGTTTTCTTCAATGGCTGGGTACTCTACTAAACTTATAGCATCTACGCCGCTGTATTCGTCGTTTTCGTCAATAATTAACTCTATAATTTTCATATTTATATAACGTATTAATTTTAAATTTTGTTTTTAAAGCGCCGCGCCCTCTACCGTATTACGTTCTAATTCTTGGGCCGTTGTAACGTCGCCAGCTACTACGTACGACCTAGACGGTTTATTTGTTTGCTCTGCTATTGTTTCGGCTAATTGGTTTGTACCTGTGCCGCCTATTAAATTAAAGGCTGGCGCGCTTTGCCCTACGCTACCACCACCAGAGCTGCCGCCGCCCTTAACGCCTTTTGGTTTTGGTACCGACTTAATTTGTTTTACAGTTTGTAAACCGCTTTGTAAAACCGCTATACTTGCTACCCCTTTTTGTATTACGTCAAAAGGCGACGGTAACGTAGACTTGTTGCCCCAAATTTCACTAACCCCCTGGTAGGTATTAATTGTCGCCTGTGCTATAGCTGCCGCCTTACCAGCTGCGCTATTTTTACCTAAAATACCAGCTATTTGGCCGAAAGTGTCGCCTACTGCCGACAGTCTTTGCTTTTTTAGCGCCTCTTCTCTAGCCTCGTCTCTAGCTGCTGACTCGTCTTTTATTGCTTGTAACTCTTCAGTTTGGGCCGCCTCTAGGTCTACCGTAGAAAGGCCGTACTGGTCTGCCGCTTGAATAAGCGCAAAATATTTTTCTCTTACTGCGTTTTCTTCTAGCTGCTCTTTTGATAGTTTACTGTCAAAATATGCGTTTTCTGCGTCTTCAATACGCTGCATCATTGTAAGCTGGTCTTGAAAGTCTTTTTGTTTTATGTCTGCTAGCTTTTTTTGAAATGCCTCTTCTTCGTCTAGTAGCTTTTGGTTTGCGTCTTTTTTCTTTTGTAGCTCGTCGTCTGCGGTTTTTTGATCCTGGGCCTGTTGCTGTAGTATATAACCGTCTCTAGTGTTTTTTAGCTTAGTTAATTGGTTTTCTGTTTCTTTTATTGTTTCGTCTGCTGCGCCAGCTACTGCCTCTGGGTCAAATAATAATGACGACGTAGTCTCTAGGTAGTCTTCGGTCAAACTTGTAGCCTCTTCAATTATACCTAAACTTGCTAAACTGTTTGTAATACCGTCTATAAGGCCTGTAATAATTAATAAAGGCGCGGACAAAAACGCTATAATACCTTTTGCTATATTTTGGTTTCGCTCTGCGCTCTCTACTTGCGCTTTTTTAATTTCTTTTTGTGTAATAAGTTGAGCCTCTAAAGCTGCTATAGTTTCGTCGGTTTGGGCCTTTTTTAAATTAAGTATGTCGCGTTCACTTTTGCCCTGTAATTTTAAAGTATTTGACGTTGCGCTTATTGCGTCGCTAGCCGCCTGGCTTTGTGCTACGCTCTGCTGCTGTAATTCGAGTAGGTCTTCTTGCTCTTTGCTTACGCCGCTTACTAGCTCTTTTATATCGTCCCAGTACGCTACAATTAAACCTAAAGCTACTACAATAGCGCCTATACCTGTAGATATTATTGCAGCCTTTAAGCCTTTAAAACTTTTACTTAAACTTTTTATAGCACCTATGCCACCTTTTACACTATTTTTATAGTCTTGAAATTGCGATACTGCGCCGCCTGTCAGCTGGTCCAGTATCTGCATGCCTTCGCGGTTTTTTTCTAGCTCGCTATTAAAGTTGTCTAGAGCTTTTGCGGTATCTTTAATTTGTTTTACAGCCTCTTTGCCGTTTACTTCAAACTGTACCCCTATTTTTTCAATACCCATTTACTTTGCTTTTTAAGTTTTTTATATCCGTCTTTTAGGGTTTTAGGTAGTTTGTTTTTGCCTTGCGCGATACGTATATTTTCAGTCTCGCCGTTTGCCTGGTTTAGCATTTCTAGTATTAAATTTAACATTTAGCTAATTTCTATTTTGTTATACATTTCTATTTCGCTTTTACCGTCTTGTAAATTTGTCTTTATACTGTTTACATTATACAGCCTACCATTGACTATAAAAACGTCTTTTAAGCTATACTCTAGTAAAAAACTAAGTGGCAAATAAGCGGTAATTTTTACGAGTCTACGTTGTCTACTAAAAAGTGATGATATATAATTTCTGTAATAATTATTAAATAAACTTTGCGGTTTTACTAAGCCTGTAAATTCGTCTACTTCGGCATTAAAATTTAATGTCTTTTGAAAATAGCTATTACTAGGCCTGTTATATGTTTGTCGTTGCGCCGCCTGGTTGCTACCGCCTAGGTTTTGTATAGAGTAGCCATTTATAGAATTTGTATTACGTCTGTAAAATATTAAAGGCATTACAGCTACAGGGTTTTGGTCTTTGTCTACAGTATAGCCGTATAATATATTTTGTGCCGTAGCGCCGTTTTGATCGAATAAAGGCTCGTATATCATTTTTTCAAACGGTAATTTGACTACGTATTTTTTACCTCTGTCGGTCTGTGTAACGCCTTGGTTTTGTGTAGTATTTTCTAGGTTGCCAAATTGGTAGCCGTTTATCTCTTCAAAATTAATAGCTAAAAAAGTTTTTGGTTTTTCATATCTAAAGGCTATTTCTTGGTAAGGTATAGGGTAGTTTACGTTTTTCTTGTCTACGTCTACATAGTCTGTAATGTCTCTTTGTACGCCGCCGTTATAGTAGCTGTCTAAAGTCTGTACTGCTATTGTGTTGTCTTGTTGGAAAAATGCTGTTAAATTAAACATTTTAAACATGCCTGTTAAAAAGTCTAAAACCTTTATAGACGGCATTTGTAGGGCTACGTCTATGTCATTTACTAAAGCTGTTGGCGCTAATGTTGTGCTTTTACTGTATGTTCTTCTTAGTTGGTTATTCAAAAAATATTCGTATTTTATTCTTAAAGACATAGCGCTAGCTACAAAGGTACCGTCTTCGGTTTCTATTCTTAATTGTATTGCCGCTACAGGCGACGGATCAAAAAACGTTAAAGGCTCTAACTCAAAGGCTATACTTTGCGCACCTGTAACGCTTTCTCTACTAGATACCACATTGTTTGTAAGCGTGTCTATCATGTACAAACTATATGTACTTGTACTTGTAACGGTCCAGTCTAGCCTTAACTGTCTATCGCCAAATTGGTTTTGAAAATTACCACTTGCTAAAGGCGACATGTTAATAATGCCATTATCTATACTACAAACAATTTCTGTGCGCGTTGCTACTTGGCCTTGAAAAATAGTTAAAGGCGGTACAAAGCCGCCCAAATTGCCGCCGTCTGCAAAAAAGTTAGTAATACTATTAACGTTTAATTGAAACAGTTGGCCGCCTGTATAAGACTGCCCTAGCGAGCCTCGCTCTCTAGACAACCACAAAAATAACTGTTGAAAGTCTGGGTTTGACGTCGCTAAAAAGCCAGTCGTTAAATCAAACTGTAGGTCTGTAGTTTCGTTTATTCTTTTAAATATTTCATTAATTTTTATAGCTGGTTTTAGGTCTCTAAAATTTACGCCTTGATTTTGAGATGCGCCGCTGCCAGCGTAGTGTAAATTTCTGGTGCCGTTTGCATGCGTGCTACTGTCGTAAAAATAGCGTTCAGTATGTGAAATTAAAGGGTAGCATATTTTGCCATTAAATAAAGACGTTACTAAACCTTGCGATACTGTGCTTACGTCGTAAGTATGGTTTAAGGCTGTGTAAGACTCAAATAAATTTCTTAGCGTAAGGTCTTTTAGTTGTTTTTTTATGTCTACTGTCTCGCCGAAAAATGTAACTTTATAGCTAAAAGGGTTGTTTTGTTTTAATTCTACGCCGTCTAAAGCTAAAAAGCCTTTGCGAAACAAAGAGCCGTTTAATAATATTTGCGCACTTCTTTTGTCGTTTGCGTTAAAGCCTGTTTCTATGTCGCTATTATAGTAAAACTCAAATAGTATATTATTGCTTTTTGACGCTGGCAACGTAAAGCTTTGCGAAAAATCCGTAAATATACTGCCTATGTCCCTAGCGTTTTGTATGGTCTGGGTCAATAAAATAGTCTCGTCTTTAAAAAGCTCTAGGCGCTCATAATTACCGCTATTTGGGTTTACTACTATTATTTGTACTTCGCGCATTAAAGTATATTATTTATTTTGTCAAAAGCGTATTCAAACTCTAAAGTGTACTGTATTAGTTTGTCGTTTACAGTTGTCTTTTTTTCTAGTGATGTCGTCGTAATTCTTATAGGCAATACTTGCGAATTTTCTGTGATCCAGATTTTCTCGCTTAACATTAATTCGGTAATTACGTCGTTGTATGTTTCGTCTAAATAGCACGTATTTAAAATAAATTTGTCGTTAGCTTTTATGTTAAACGTTTCTTTGCTATGCTCTTCAATTACGTAGCCGCCTGTAGGCGTTGTTTTGTGCGCTTTGTAAGTGTCAGAGCTTGCCGTTGTAGTGTCTCGTCTTACTAAATAAAAATAAAGGTCTTGTAGCGCCCCAAACTTATTTATAAAAGTAACTTTGTAGTCTTGGTATTTAGGCTCGCATATTCTATTTATTGTAAATTCAGTTGAGCCTATAGTAACCGACGTTACCGTAGCACCAAAAGGACTGTAAAAAATTGCTGGCGTTGCCGTATCGTAAACTGGTATATATCCAGCTACGCCGTCTGGTATATATAAATTTGTCGTGCTTATGGCTGGCTGGTCTGTTGTGTATTCTACGTTGTCGCCCTCTCTATAGTCTGTATAGCCAGCTACCCCCTCAAAAGCTACAGTCGTACTAAATAATAGTGTTTGTTGGCTTGAAGTGTCCCATTGTTCAAAGCCTATAGATACCTCTAAAGTTTGGCTAGTGTATGTGCCGTCAAATGTTATGTCTAAGTAATTACGTAATATTTCGGCATACTCAAAATAGCTGCTTTTATTATTGTTTAAAAAACCTGTACGCTGTAATGACAATACAGGCGACGGCTGCCCATTAATAAATATATTAGACGTCGTAAAGCCAAAAGGGTAGCTCGTTGTATTTGTATTGCCTATTGTTATAGGACTTCGTAAAGGTCTTAAAGTTGCCATTATATTATTTTCGTTTTCGTTTTTTTCTTTGGTTTTTAAATTCGCTGTCTAAGTCTTTGGCATAGGCAAAAGCTAGTTTAGCTTGTACGCCCCTACTGTATTGGTTTTTGGCGTCTGTAAAAAAATATGTAGGTTTTATTCCAGTATTCCAGATGCTGCGAGATATTAAAAAAACTAAACTTTTACGTTTTATAAATTTGCCTTTTTCGTCTCTTACGTTTGGTATACCTTTTTGTACTACCCATTTGTCAATAGCGCCTCGTAAACTACCGCTACCACTATAGCTGCCTGTACCGAATTGGTACGGACTATTTGGGGCCTTATTAAACCTAGCTAGTGAGCCTTGCGGCATAGCCTGGGGGTCGTTACCTTGGACCCCTAAGTCTACAAACTTTGCGTAGTCTTCGGCGTAAAAATTTAGCCTTGGGTTGTCTGGGTCGCTGTTGTCTATTTTATAGTCTAGGCTGTCAGCTAAAGCGCCAGAGCTGTTGCTCTTTGCTAGGTTTGCTTTTGCCTTTGAAACGACGTTTATACCTAAAGCGTTAAATACTTTGTTTACATTTTTTAACATATAAATAAGTCATTTTTTATCATTATGTCGAAAGTAGTTGCCCAGCCAGCTAGGTTGTTGCTAAAGCGGTCCACGAACGGCTCGCAATTTGCGTCGCCGTCTACTTGGTAACCGTCTAGCCTTACTTGCCCATTATGCAAAAGTTGGTATAGTCTATTGCCTACAGCTAGTTGCGTATTCAAAACAAAATGTTCGTGCGCGTCCCTTTCAAAAATATTGTTTAAGTCTTTTTTACTTATGTCTACTACGTCCATACTTATAATAGTAACGTTAAAAGTCATTGTCTGGCTGTCGTTTGTAGCGCTGTTTACTAAAATATGCGACAAAGGAAACATAGTTTGTTTACTTAGGTCTATTTCTGTCAAGTCGCCATAGGTAACCGTATTGACGTTTTTGTCTTGTAGTAGTGTATTTTTAATTGTTTCGAGCATTAAAAAAAAAGCTCTAGCGCCATTGTTTGCCATTATTTTTTAAATTTACTTTTTATGTATATGTCTTGTACTTTGTTTTTCTGGCCTACGTATGTTAAGTAGGTTAAGCAATTATGTACGTTTTTTTTTGCTATAATTTCTAAGTCTAAAAATTTGTCGTTTGCTAAACTCATAAAGCTGTGGTACCACCCCCATTGTCTGTTAAAGTTGTCAGCTGTTGATCCTGGACTTTGTCCGTCGTCGTCTCGCTCGAATAAGGAAGCGTAACTTTTAGTAAGTCGTTTTCTAAAAGAAAAAAAAAATTGATAGCGCTAATTGCTACAGCTGCTGGCATATTCAGCATAGCGTCGTGCCAGCTGTCGCCTCTATACTCTTCTATTTGGTACTGGCTGTCTATGCGCTCTGTAATAGGTCTATATAGTACGCTCATAGCTTTGTGCATATTGTCCCAGTCGCCTATGTTATTTTCTATGTCTACAAACTCGCCAAACGTTAGGTCGTCTAGCTGGGGTACAAAGCCAAACTCTGTGCCGCCAATTTTAAACCTAGTAATTAGTAAGGGTTTTTCTGAAAGCGCTATATTTAATTTATTGGTAATTGTTTTTAGGTCTTTTACTTTTAGCTGTAAAGTCTCGTCTGTTTTTAGGCCGCAAAATATCTCTAGCATTTTAGTACCAGCGTATGCCTCTGTCATGTCGTCTGTATTTTCAAACGTTTTTATAAAGCGTTGGTATTGATGCAGCGGTATGTCTGCTAGGCTTGTCGGTACTCTTATTTCTACTTTCATTTTTATAGGGTTTATTATATAACGTTAAAATACTAAAATTGTGAGCATAAAAAAAGACAGCCTCTCGGCTGCCTCTAAACTAAACTAAACTAAAATTATGTTTATACTATTTCGTTTTGAGCTTGTCTAATTTGTAACTGCTCTAAAGCTAATTTTGCTCTAAACAGTCTGCCCTCTACTTTGTTGTATTCGCTTTCGTAATACTGTACTTCAAACTCGGCGTCTTTAATTAACTCTTTGTAGTCGTAGTTTTTCATTATCTTATAGCAAATTGCTCGTCAGTATACGAAGTATAAAAAGTCTTAGGTAATTGCTTTGTTATAGCTAGCGCTAAAGAATTTTCATTGTTAGAATATTCGCAAATTATAGTAGAAAGTTTGCTTTGTAGGTTATGTAGCTCTTCTTGGTCTATCATATCACATAAGAAGAAATTATCGCCTAGTGTATTCGCAATAGCTTTTACTAGCTTTGTGTTAGTGTACTCGTTTTTTGTTTTCATTATATCGTTTTTTATTTATTAATTAACGCAATATACAATTAATTTACTTATAAACAAAATGTCTATAAAGTTATTTGCTGTTTTGCATTATTTCGCGGCACAATTCAATAGGTATGCGACTACGCTCATAATTGTTATCTAGGCCTTGCGTACCTTTGCCTAGAGCGTTAGCTGCTTTTTTCGCGTGGTAGCCTCTAGGTTGTTTATCGTGGTGGCATTTTAAGTTGCCATTAAAACATTCAGGCCTAGGCTGCCAGCCGTTAGTATTAAAAAGGCTAAATATATTATTGGACCAAATATCTGTAGGTTTGGCCCTATGGTCGCCGTACTTACAATACCAAACTGTAGCTCTAGGTAGGCCAGACATAAAAGGCATTTTACGTAGCATGCCTCTAGGGTTTTCTATGTAGTAAAATTTAGGTTGTAACTCTTTAATTATTTCTATAGTCTTGATGACTATTTTATCGCCTAGTTTGGCTGCTTCAGTTTTTGGTTTTACGCCGTCTCTATGTCTAAATAGCGCTGCGACGCTATAAGTAGTACAGGGTGGACTTGCCCAAATTACTGTAGGCTTAAAGGGTAGTTTATTTATGTTAAAATTTAAAATGTCAGTAACGTAGTCAATGCCGTCAAAAGCGTTTACGTCAGAGCTGAAAACGTCAAAACCTAGTTTTTCTGCCTCTTTGCCTATTGATCGTGTACCTGCAAATAATTCGAGCAACTTCATATCGTAAATTTATGCAATATACAAATTTTATCTTATAGCGTACCTAGCTACGTTTGGCCTAGACAGTCTAGTAAAAATACTATAGCGCGTACTGTCTACTGCGTGGTTATTACGGTCTTCTGGCTTATTTAGCAAATTACCGTTTTTGTCTTCTAGCCATTTGTAATTACGAAATTCTTGTATAGTGTTTGCGCTGCGGCTAGTTATAAATATATTGTAGCGTTTCATTAAGTCAATGCCTAGCATAATACTGTCTTTGCCTTTTGTCGCTGCCTTAATGTTCCAGCCGTAGCGGTACAGCTCGTCTATACTCTTTGGCTCGCTGCTGTCGGCGAATATCTGGTCCGCACGCGTTAAGTTTAATTTTGTTAATTCATTGTGTATGTCTCTGTTTGTCATGCCGTACTTATAAAATAGCTCGTCTATATACATATTATTGTCTAGTACGTATGTCGCTACTAAAACGCTAGGATCATTTACAAACCCCCAGTCTAGACCCCTGGCAATTAGTTTGGCTCTGTCTGGTATTTCGTCGCACTCGTTAAACTTAAATACAGTAGCGCGGTTGCGTCCTACTTGACCCAGGCCGTATACTCGCCAGTAGTCTTCGTCAGTTTCTTTTAGGCGCTCTATTTCGTCTACAAGTGTCTGCTCTAAAAATTTATTGTCTTTGTATGTAGTTATGTGAAAGTCGGCGTCTTCGCGTGTTTTTACTTTTGTGTATATGTAGCTGTACTCGTCGCTGGGGTTATAGTCTAGTATTAGACTTGGGGCGCCGTCGGTGCCTACGGTCCTAAATAAAACCTGGCTATAGCTAGAGTAGCTTAACTCGTTAGCCTCGTTTAAAAAGGCTATGTTTCTTTTACGCCCCTTTAGTCTGCTGGCCTGGTCTATGCTTACAAACTCAAATAGGTTGCCGTTGAGCCTGTACTCGCTATTGCTTTTATTATGCTTTGCCTCGTTGTATAAGTCGTATTTGTTTAGTATGTCAAAAAAGTCGCGCATGACTGTAGCGCGTAAAGCTGGGTACGTTGCCCTAAATATTGTTATGGTTTTGCCTGTATACTTTTGGCTGTAAGAAAATATAAGCCATAGTAATATATTATAAGTTTTGCCGCTACGTGTACCGCCCTGGCATATAACTATTTTTTTGTCTGTCTCTTCTAGGTGCCGCCAGACGACGTTAGTATCTATTTGCACTATTCTATAACTTTGACTGTAAACTCTTTTGTCTCGCCTACTTCAATTTGCTGGCGCTCTACATAGCCGCGGTGCTTTGCTTTGCTCTTTAAATAGAAAATAATACTCGCGGTATCTTTGTCCTTTATTTTTTCGTATAGTTTACTTTCTACAAAGTCAATAGCAGCTTCGTGTATGTTTTGTACGTATGCTTTGTAGTCTTCGTCTTCTTTTAGCCAGCGGTAATGGGTTGCTCTACTTACGTCTGCGACTGCGCAGCTCGTAGATACTATGCCTAAATTAAACTCTAGGGCCTCTAGCATCTTTTTTTTACTGTCTTTTGTGTCTCTTACCATACTTATATAACGGTTGTTTTTAGTTTTTAGGTTGCTCTTCTAAAACCTCTGTAATATACTTACGTATTTTGCGTAGTTGTTTTTGGTTTTTTAAGTTTTCGGTTATTAGCTTATAAGCGTTTTTGTATTGTTTTACTGTTATGTCTGTCTGTAGTATATTTTGGTAGTATTCGTTATAGTCTTTACGCCTGTGTCGTATTTCGTTTTCAAAGTTTCTAACGCTATATATCATTACGCTATGCTTGCGCTCTTTGCCGTTTTTTCTGTAGTGATCCGACAGGCTAGAATAAGTAGCGTTATAGTCGTGTTTCATTATGTACTCAAATAAAGCTCTAGCGTCTACTATGTTTTGGGTTTTTCTATTACTGTATATGTCTATGCCTGTATACTCAATTACTAGGTCAGCTATTTTCTTGTGGTTGTTCATGCGTAAGTTTTTTAACTATATTATGTAAGGTTTCGATTTTAACGTATAGCTGGGCGACTACTCGCTCTAGGGTTTCTATACGTTTTTGCTGGGTTAGTTTTTTGCGTCTCATTATTTTTTATGCAAATGGTCTGGTATGTAGTTAGATTTTTTGTTTGTACGTGCATAGCTATAAGTTTGTGAAAACTCGCTGCATTTTATAGGCCTAGGGTTGCCAGCAGCTTTGCTTATGTCTTCTAAATTAACCCATTTGCCTTTGACTTTACGCCACTTCGATTTTTTTGTTTTCATTATTTTAGGTCTCTAATTGGTAGTAGTATGCCTTTTGACGTATTATTGTCGCCGCCTACTACATTACGTTTTGTATTCATATAAGGCGCGCATTTCTTTTTTAGGTCGTTTAGTGATATTAATATAAATACGTTTTTTAGTACAAAGCAATAATAGTTAGCTTTACTTTTGTTTATGCCAGACGGCTTGCCGCGGCTTTCGTATTCTACAAATATATTAAAGTCTGCCTCTATACAGCTTTTTACTTCAATGGTTTTATTTTCTAGTATGTCGGCTAGCTGTTTTTCTTTTACCTGGCCGACTTTTAAGTCGTACTCGAAATTGCTTTTAAATTCCATTATAGCGTGCCTTGTATTGTATAGTCGTTTATGTCAAAGTCTTCACGTATATAAGTTTTATATAAGTCTATGCCTTTGCGTAATTCCTGACGGCCGTATTCAACAAACGCTTCACTACAGCGCCAGACGCCTATATCTAAATTATTTTTTGATATACATAAAAACGTAAAGTCTTCATGCGTTAGCGGTTTTTCTGGCGTGCTAAATAGGTCTATATAAATTGCGGCCTGTAAGTGATATTTATATTTAAAAGCGCTTTTGTCAAAATGCTGTACGTCTTGGGTAGTTTTTAAGTCTACGATACCGCCTTTGTTTTTTAATATGTCGGCCTTGCCTCTAAACGGCATGCCTAGTACATTACCTATTTGTGGTACTTCGCTTTTGCTGTCTCTTATTAATTCCTGGGCCGTAGGGTTTTTAAGCATAGCGTCTATAAGCCTATTGTTTTCGTCGCGCTCTTTTGCGGTATAAACGTCGCCAAACTCTTCGACAGCGTCTTTAAACTTTTTACTGTTTCTACTTTGGACCTCAACAAATTTGATCTTGTCGTATTTTGTAGGCTCTAAAATTGCCAGGTGGAAAAGATGACCAGCGCGTAATGCCGCGGTCGTTTCGTTTTTTGCATACTTAGTAACGTAGTAGTATGTTTTCGGACTGTCTAAAAGTAGTTTAAGACTAGAGCTACTTAAAGCTAGTTTTGACAGCTCGCCGTAGTAAAACTCGTCGTCGTACATTTTATTTAATAGCTCGCTTTTGTCGTAAAAATTACCGTCTAGTAGTTGTATTTCGTTTTTCATTAATTCAGTATTTGAAAGTCTTTTGCGTTAAAGGGTGCCTCGTTTTTTGCTAGCCTTAAAGCCTGGCTAGGACTTATAGCCTTTACGTTTACTATGTCGTAGTCGTAACCCTCTAGGTCTTGACCCCCAAAGGCTAAATAGCGGTATTCTATTTTATAGCTCTTCATTTTTATTTTTGTAAATTTTATAGTTATGCTTTTTTAGTATTTGTATAGACTTTTGTATTTCTTTTTGTTGTTTTCTATACGCGTCAAATGTTTCGTTTTCTATAGCGTGATGTTTCATTTCTTTTTATTTTTTTTAAGTATTAAATATGTCGCTAGGCATATACCTAAACATACTGGGCAAGGGTGTAAAATTGGTAGATACATTATTTAAAGTCTTTAAGTATTGTTTTTATCTCTTCTAAACGCTTTAAGGCTTTGGCTCTAAATTCAAAGCTGCCAGCGCTTATATGCTGGGTTTGCGTTAAAAGGTACTGTATGTCTTTTAGCTCGTTTTTAAGTAGCTGTAATTCAGTCATGACGTACAGCTGTCAAATATTAAATACGCTATAGTTATAAGTATAGCTACTAGCGAGTAAAACGTTATTTGGTATTCGGTTTTTTTATTCATAATTGTAGTTTATAGTCTTCTAAGTCTTGTATTGCTTTTTCAGCTTTTGCGTCTGCCTCTAGTTTGGCTACCCTAAACCTACTTAGCTGTACGTCGTATTCGCGCTGCCTGGTTTGCATTTGACTAACATATATGCCTATTCTAGCTAGCGCGTCTGCGCACGCTGTAAGCTCTTTTAAAGTATTTTCGCTGTTTGCTTTTTGCGCTTTGGCTTGCCAGTTAATTAGTAAGTTGCTGGCTTTTTGAAAACTGCCAAAGTAGGCTAGCTCTTCAATATCGTGTACGTTGTTTTTTTGCTCTTCTATTATATCGTGTTTTGCCATAGCCTAAAATTACAAAAAAAAATGTTAAAATATAGGCTTTTATGTCAAAAAGTTATTTTGCGTTGTTTTTTTAAATATTCGTCCCAAACGCTTTTTTGCGCTCGCTCGTTAGAATTTCTTTGTATTATGGTTGCTTTAGTCTCTGGTAGTAGATATATTTCTTTGGGTACTCTTTGGTTTGCCCATAGGCTAGTTTTACCTAGGTTTTTACTTTGCGGCTCTGGCATATTTAATTTATTAAGCCAGTATAGGTAATTGCCTTTAGGATCAAAAACAAAATATAGCTTTACTATGTCGTCGTCTAGGGCCATTAAACTGTCGTATTTGTTTTTCTCTAGTAGCTTGTCTTCATAGTATACGTTTCTAAACTTAATTTCTATAACGCATTTATTGCGCTTGCCCTCTTTTTCTGGCGTTAAACCCTCGGCGTCGTAAAGGTTGTTTGTATCGCCACACCAGTTTAGCTGCCAGCCGTCAATATTTAATATAGCTACAACGGCTTGCTCGAATTTATTTGTTTTGTCTTTGTTCATATATTTTGTTTATGTCGTCTATAAAACGCTGTATACCTTTTGGCGAGCATCTGCAAGGCTCAAAATAGGCGTGTTTTTTTAGCTCGGCGTGCATACGGCAAATTGTTGTATACTCTTCTTTTGTAATAGACGTAGACTTGCTAGCTCGAAATTTAGTCCAGTATTGATAGTCTCTTTTATTCATGCCGTTTAATAGTTAAAGAATTTAGCTTGTCGCGTCGCTCTTCGCAGCCGCAGCTCTCATAGCCTAGCCAGTCAATGACTATTTTTTTTACGAGCCATTTAACGCCTGTATACTTAAATATTGTCTCTAGTATCGTGCCTATTTTTATACTCATTTTTTATTTGGTTTTTTATAGTTTTTAAAGTATTTCTAAGCGACCAGTAACCTATTTTAGTTTCGCGGCTAAATTTAGCTAATTTTTTACCGTCAATAAAAACCTCTTTAAATATACGTCTTAAATAGTAAAGGTGCATTTTGTCGCTTGTAAAGTCTTCTAGGTACGTATCGCCTTTTAGCATTTCTAAATACTCTGGGTTTTCGTACCAGTCAATTATAGACTTTAATTTTTCGTAACCGTCTGGCGTTTCGATATACTCTTCGGTTTCGGTTTGTAGTTTTTTACTGTCTATGTCTATATACTTAACCTTTTTTTCTTTGCGCTTTAGATCATAAACCAGGTTTCGTAAACATATATATATAAAGTAGTAGTTTATTTCGTCGCCATTATAGTATATGTCTGCGCCTTTTTTTTGTATATGCGTTTGGACGTTTATATACATTTCTGAAACGACGTCTTTTGCCGTCTCTTTATTTACGTTAAAGCTCTGTACTATGTCTAGCCAGATATTATGGTTTTCGTGTATTTTCGATAAAACGCAATTTTTCACGTTTAAAAGTTAATAAAAAAAATACTAACTTAGAACGGTGCCTTTATTGCTTTAAGTTTTTTTACCAGGCTTTCATTGTTTATAGCGTACCCTACATTGTTGGTAATTGCTTTAAGCATAATAGGGTCGTCTAGGGGCGTGCATCTACCGCCAGAGCTTATAGACTTGACTTTTTTAATATGTAGTTGGCTATTCATAAACTCCGTAGGGTGCTGTATAAACCTATGGCATACTGCGAAAAAGTCGCAGCGGTTTACGAATTTGCCGCCCCCCTCTATGCTGCTGCTTTCTGGGGTCTTTGGGTAGCCTTGGTATAGGCCGTCTCTATATACTTGCCTTATAGCCTCTGTATTTGCGTGTGTACAAAGCCAAATAGTAACTCTGTATTGTTTACAAAATAGTCTCATGTCGGTTGTAGCCTCGTAGTCGTATTCGTGGGTGCTTATGCCTTTAAGCATGTCCCTATCTTTTGCTAAACTATTATAAGGGTCTATTAAAAAACCGTCGTATTTGAAAATGGTCCTATGTCTTACGGCCTCTGCTAAAAGCTCTTTGTAAGTATACAGCTGGCTGTTGTCTATAAATTGGAAATGTTTTTTGATCCACGCAATACCAGCGTTAAAGTCTGTCGGTATTATTCTATTTATTGGTTGCTCTAGTATAAACTCTAAAAGCCGCTGTATTAATTCGTAAGGCTCGTTTTCGCTGCTGTATATTAAAAACTTTTGGTCGTGTTTAATGGCATATAAAAGCATTAAGTAAATAGTAATACTCGTTTTGCCCACGTTTGCGTGTCCTAGCCAGATGCCAAAGTCTTGGGGTTTTAGTCTAAAGTATTCGTCTATTTCTGGTATGTCTAATTTTAGGCCCTGTTTAAATTCGCCTTTGCGAAGACTTGAAAGTGTTTTTATTTGTTCGTTATAGTTTACTAGCATATCGTAGTTTTTTGTTAAATATAAAAAAAAAGGTAGTATTTCTACTACCCTTATATAAAATTAATTAAAATTAAAACGGTAAGTCGTCGTCTGCCGTAACCTCTTCGCGGTCTGGCATAAACTCTGACGTCTCTACTTTTTTAGTTTCACTCTTTAACGCTTGCTTATTAATTTTTGTAAACTTAGCGTACATTTTTGTACGGTCCTTTTGCGCTCTTAGTAAGTCTATAGACATAAAACCGTTATTGGCTTTTATATGGTCTTTATGCTTACGTAAAAAGTCTACAAACTCTGACGCTTTAATATGTAGCTTTGCTGCTATCCAGTCAAATTTAGGCTCGTCTTTTACGACAAAACTATTGACAAACTCGCTTTCGTATTTAGTATTCATTTTTATTGTTTTAAGGGTTAATTATTATTTAGTTATCCAGTCAAACATTAGCTGGGCGTCTTTAATTATTTCGTCTGACCCTACAGCTCGCCTGGCGTTAAAGTCTGCTGCGGCTTTTATACAGGTCTGGCGTATAATTAAAATGTCTTTACTTACAAAACTTGTACTTACGTTTGGCGTAGTGTTTGTTTGCGTGTCTTTTTTGTACTCGTCTGCGCTTACTTTTGCGTTTCGATACTCTTCGTTTGTAACTTCGTAGCTAATTGTTTCGCCTACTGCAAATTTAAAATTACCTTTTGCGAAAAAAGTATACTGGTTGCCGTCTGCGAAAGTAACTTTGTACTTAGTTAAACCATTCCAAAGGCCGTTAGGCTCTAGGTGGGTTATTTTGCCTGTTTTCATTGTTTTTGTTGTTAAGGGTTAAATAAATAAATAGGCCTCGTCTAAAGCGCTTTGCAACGTTTCTGACTTGGCCTTTTGGTATTCTAGTTGGTTGTTTAATTTTTCTATCTCGTTTTCGAGAGCTGCTACTCTAGCGAGTAGGTATTCTGTAGTGTGCTGCATAATTTTATTATATCGTAATTGACTGCAATATACACAAATTGTTTATAAAAACAAAAGACAGCCTTAAAAAAAACTGTCCTTTGTCTACGATATAAATAGTAAAACGAGCGTTCTACTGGGGCAAATATACTATTTTTTTGTTAGCTTGTCTAATTTGTCAGTATATAATTTTATTAAGTCTTGTAAGTCTGCTACAGTATTTTTTTGCATTTTACGACTTTTTTGTAAAAGGCTTTCAGCTGTACCGCTGCCAAACTTTTTGTCTAGGTTTTTACCAAAAATAAACTGCCTACCGTAAAAATGGCAATTACAGCTATAACATTGTGGCATAACGTTTTTAAGGTCCCAGCGCGTTATAGTATGTTTTCTACTTATAAAATGTCCAGCTTGCATGCCGTCTTTCTCCCAGTATTTTTTTACGTCGCAAGTAAAACACTTAACAAAGCCGCTTTTGTCTGCATGACTTAAACGTACGTATTTACTAAAAATAGTGTCTAGCTTTTTTTTTAGTTTAGTAACTGTAGGCTTTTTAGACTTTTTACTTAACATTATGCTTTTTTGATCCTAGCGTAAAACTAAGAAATTATAATTTATAAAAAAATAGCAAAAAAAATTTGCCGTTTGGCAAACTATTTATATTTTATACTACTATATAGTAGACTACTGTATATAACTACTATATATAAATACTACTATATACTAGACTACTATATATATACTAGCATATACATATACTAGTATAACCGTTTTAAAGGCCTTTTAAGGGCCTTAAACTACTTTTTGGTACTAGCGTATTCTTTTGCTATTTTCTCGCCTGTACGGCCTATTACATAGCCGCCTATACCTATTTGTAATAAATTCCAAAACTCGTTTTCTAAAGGCGGTATAGTGAAGTTAAATAAAGGTGCTAAAAATTTTACGTAAATAACTATAAAGCCAAAAGCTAGCATTAAGATAGGGCGCCAGCTGCGTTGTAGCCAATTACCGTTAGCCTCTGCTACTATAATTTCAGTCTGTAATTTTTGTAACTCTAATTGCTGTTGTTTAAGTACCTTAAGTATTTCGTTTTTAGCGTGTATACGCTCTTCGTCGCTAGTAAATAAGTCGTCTATTACTTTGCCTATTTCTCCTATTACGCCTTTACTAAACCAATTAAATATTTTTTTCATACCAGGCTAATTTTAATTGTATTATAAATAAGTATATGTTTATTTCGTTTAAGTCTGTCGTTTCGTCAGCTGGGTAGTAATTTAAACCTACTATAAAACTACTAGGAAACAATAATATTACACTAAAAAACATTTAATATCTATTGCTTATATTTTCGTATTCAGTTTTTGCGTCAAAACAGGGGCAAGCCTTATTACTAAAATTATTATGTCCGTATATATAGCCGCCGTAAGTGTCTTTTAATTGGCAAAGTAACTCTATTAGAGCGTCTTTTTGTTCGTCTGTCCTAGTGTCCTTTGGCTCGCTTTGTTCGCCGTAGCTAGACATGCCGCCTACATACGCTACGCCTATGCTGTCCCAGTTTTCGCCTTTTACGTGTGCGCCTGTTTGTTCTATTGGCCGCCCCTCTTCTACTGTGCCGTCTCTTTGGATCAAAAAATGGTAGCCTATGTCTCGCCAGCCTCTACCGTCCACGTGCCAGCGTCTTACTTCGTCAATACTTACGTCTCTACCCTCTGGCGTAGCCGTACAGTGTACTATTATTTTGTTAATTTTTCGCATACGCATTTACTTTTAAGGCTCTCTAAAAACATATTCCAGTTTCTATGCACCGCGCATTTAAAATTTTCTAATTTGTTTGCTAAAAAACGTAAGCCTTTAATAATGTATTTCATTTTTCGTTATTTTTTTTACTCATTAAATACCATTTATGTATAGTATATCCTATAGTAACTACTAAAAGAGTAAGTTTTAAAATTAAGTCTATGTTTGTCATGCTAATTGCTAGACTACTAAAATTTAACGTGTATATTTTCAAATCTGTAATGCTCATTTTTTAAACCAGCCGTATTTTTAGGTCGCCTTTAAAATGATACAAACCGCCTATTGGTATGCCATTATTTGCGGCGTCGTTGTCGTCTGTAAAGTCAAACTCTTTTATTGTAGGTAATATTATTCTAGCTACTTGCGGTACGCCGTTTATTGTTGCGCCACCCTCTGTAATTAACATAGCTGTATGGTCGTTTACGTCGCCTACCCCTATTTCAATACGAGTGTCAGATAAGCCTGTTGTTTGGTCTGGCGTCGGTCTTTTCGTGATGTCATTTCTGTAGCCTAAAACCATAGTGTTTGTTTGGCCGTTTAGGTTGCCGCCTATCATATAACCACCTCTACCGAGTAATTGTTTGTTGTTTTCGCCTATTGCAAAATTTGTACTGTCGCCGCCTATATTGTTTTTAAAACCAAAAGCAAAACCATTTTGAGCGGTACCAACAAAGTTTTGACCGCCTACTGCCATACTTGAATAACCCTCTACTTGATTACCAAAACCAAACGCTTGCGAGCGTACCGAAGACTGCGTTACGCTGCCGCCGTCTATAGAGTTTTTTTCGCCTATAACTACAGAACTAGGCGCATCATTTAAATTATTTTTTTCGCCTAAAGCTATACCCTCTGGACTTTCGTCTAAGGTATTGCCTTGCCCAGCTATAAAAGAATTTACAGAGCTTCGTATTGCGTTACCTGTGCCACTTACAAAAGCGTAATTACTTATATTAGTATTGTTTAAACCTAAAGACAAATTACTAGAGCCGCTAGTTTGTTGGTTTGAGCCTATTTCTACCCTACCATTATTTATAAACTTGTTTTCGGTTGCCGTACTTTCTAAGGCGTTTTCTACTTTTAAACTTTTAGTAGTAAACTTGCCTTGCTGGCTCATAATAAACTGACTATTTGGGGTACCGCCAAAATTTACAGTTTGAAACGTAAAGTCTTTTGCTCTGTCGCCGCCAGTTGTTTCGCCTATTGTTATACCAGCTGTACGCTCGTTAATTAATGTAGTATTGGCTGTTATATTAGTAGCGTTTGTTAAAATGACGCTTGTATTAGTGTTTATAGACGTTTCTAGCGCGCTACCGTCAATGTCTATAGCGTTTTCAAAAGCGTTTGTAGTTATGCCATTAGCGCCCCTTATTTGCAGCGCCTGGCTGTCTAAGTCTACGCTGCCTGTACCAGTATTGCCGCTAGTGTCTAAGTCTTCGGCTGTTACTGTCTGGTCTACATAGTCTTTTACAGCTGCGCTAGTAGGTAGGCTAACGTCGTCGTCATTGTTTGCTATACCGTCTGCCTCGTTTATAAATTTATTTATAGTAACGTCTTCGCCTCTTACTTTTATTTGTCTAAAACTTACAGTATTTGACGCGTCAAGGTTGCCGTCTGTGTCTAATTTGATCCCAGAGCTGTTGCCTAAACCGTCTGTAATTGCTTTTGGCGTTGCCGACAAAGGCGTTTCGTCGCTAGTTTTTAATAAACCCTCGTACGTTTGCGATATTTTTTTACCTGTTAATGCACTCATTTTTTATGTTTTTTTTATTAAGGTCTAAAACAGCTAGGTTTTGAGCTTATATTTATGCTGTCTGTATTTTCTATATTGCCCCAGCCGCTATTTGTAACCATAGGACAGTAAATACTACCCCAGTTTGTTGTATTTGCCATTTTTCTGTTTTTTGTCTTTACGTAAATAGCTTACTAGCTTTTTTACATTTATGCTTTTTATCTTATATTGTTTTTTCATAGTACCCAGCCTGTAAACGCCGCGCTTTTTTCTGGCGATAGTTGCTCGTTTTTACTTTCAAAATATTTAGGAAATTTAGCCGCCGCATGAAAACTCATAAAGTCAATAAAACGTCTAGTATAAAACTGCGCGCTACTTAGATGCTTTTGTACTAAATAGTCTACTTCGTCTTTACTTACGTTTGCGCCTGTTTCGCTGGTAGTCTTGAATAAACCGCCGTTTTTAATTTGGTACGAGCAAAAAGGCAAGTAGTCTACCATAGCAAAATGTATAAGCATAGGCTGTAAAAAGTCTTGTAGTAAAGCCTCTGTGTCGGCGTCTACGTTGCTATTTAGTATTTTATTAGAAATTTCGTCATATAACGCGCTGCCGCAATACTGCAAAATATGCGTCTGCTGCGCTAATTTTATTGACTGTATAAAAAGGTCCGTATCTACGTTACCGTTTATTATAGTGTTTTTTACTAAGTCTGTTCTATTTATAAATAATGCTGTTGCCATAGTTTTATCTGTAATATCCGTTATTTGGCATATTTGCTGGGTACATAGCTACTTCTTTTGGGTTTTTAATTATACGCGCCTCTGACCTTAAACTTGGGTCTAGCTCGTTAATTTTTTTAATAGCTTCAGTAACCGTAATTTTCTTATTATTTTTTCTTAAATAAACCCTACGCTCGAAGTAGTGGCGGCAGTTGGGGCCGCCCTTAAAAAGAAAGCAATTATAATTGTCTGCGCCGTCGATACCAAAGCCAGGGTTTACGCCGTCAGCGTTACCGTTATAGTTTGGGTTGTCGCTGTCTAGGTCTTCTACGCGGTATATTTTTTTAGCGTTCCACATTTTTTTACAAAATTCGCGCTGGGGGTTGTTGTTGCCCATGTATGCGTAGCGTACTTTTAGTATTAAAGTGTCCTGGTCGCTCTTTTTACTTGGCGTACTTCTTACTGTGCTAGCTAAATTTAAGCTGCTATGTAAAACGCTGTCGTATTCGTTTGCTGGCCTGGCGTCTATTAAGTCGTAATTTTCTAGGTCTTCGTCTTCGCCTATTGTCATTAAACGCTTGTATAGCTCTTCACGTATTTTGTCGGCGTCGCTCAATGGTACGCAATTAGGCACCGTTTCGCCGTCTTTTATTTTTGTACCTATTTGCTCGTAGCCGTCCCAGCATGGCGCTTTAAAGTCGTGCGTTTCGCATGGCATGTACCACGTTTGGCCCTCTTCGTCTGTATGTTCGTGATGTCCTTTACAGCCTATTTCTTTGGCTGCAGCTTCGGCCTCTTCTATTGTGCTATAAGCCGTTTTGCCGTCTATTTCTGTAGCCGACATAGACAATTTTTGCCCTGTTTGCTCTTCTACCTCTTCTACCGTTCTAGCGTTTTCTAAGTCTATAAACTCTAGCGGCTGTAAGGTCTTTATATATAGGTTTAAGCTAACGTCGTTAAAGGCTAGTATTGCGTCAAAGCATTTTAAAATAAGGTCTTGAAAGGGCCTTATTACGGTATTATCAAATAAAATACTAGCGCTGGCAAGCTCTTGGGCGTTTGATCCTAGGCCAGTATTGTTTTTAATTCCTAGTAGCATAGGCGACGTAATTCTGTGGCCTATGATAATTTTTTGAGAGCTTTCTTCTGACAAAAAACTATATTGTTGGTGCGCGTCTGACAGCTGTATAGTTTCGACTGTCGCTTGCTCTTCGGACCCATTATTGAAAGCTAAAATTATGCGCCCAGCATTGGACGTCCCAGTATATTTACTGTAAATTTTTTGTTCTATTTCGCGTTGCGTCTCTTCGTCTGGTATGCCGCTATTCATATTCATTAAGAGCGACGGTGCCATACCGTTAAGTAAGCTGTTTAAGTGAAAATTTGATATTTCGCACTCCATTTCTATATACTGGGTTGCCCCCTGGTAGTCTACAGGCGAATAATAATAAAAACCTGGCTTGTATGGTTTAATACAATAAATTTCTATGCTTTCGCTAGACATACCAAAAGCTGGTATACGTTTTAATTCTTTTTTGTTTTTTACGTCTGCCCAGTCGCTGCTGTAGTAGTAAGCCTCAATTTCGCCGTCTTCGTTCATGCGTTCAGCTCGTAACGTTTCTATAGGAAAATGGTCCACTTGCGCGACTTGCGTACGCTCTTGGTTATATATTACCTGTACGCTTGCCTGGCCAAATAGCTTTAAGTCTATGGCTATTTTATGTAAGCACTCGTCTGTAAATAGTTTTTTCATTACAGCGTAACCGTTTGGGTTTTTACTGCTGTCTGTAGCGTCTACGCCGCGCCCAGCTATAAGCTGCGCAATACCGTTAATAGCTGCCGAATTTGTTGGCGAGCCGTTAAAAAGGTCGTTTAGGTAGCTATAGTACAAATTGTCAGAGCCATAACTAACCCAGGCTTGCTGTTTGTCTTCTATAATTTCTGGCGACGTATAAGTGTTTAGGTTTATAAATTTTAAACCGCCTTTTACGCTAGGTTTTTTTTGTTGTTTTTTCATAATACTATATAGTCATTGTCGAAAGTGTCTTGCGTTTGGTATTCGCCTTTATTTATGCTATACCTTTTATTTTGCGCCTGGTCTATGTCTTGGTCTGTACAGAAAATTTTATCTACTACAAAATTAAATAACGGTTTGCTGTCGTCCCAGTTGTCTTGCGAAAGCTGCCAAAGGTCTAAATTCGTATTCCATACGTCAAAGTCTTTAACTAGCTCTACGTCGTAAAAATGACCCTCTACTAAATTAAAAACGCCAGTAACTTTAATAAAGTCGTTTTCTTGTATCATAGTAGGCGTATAAATTACGGTCTCGTTAGTTTGGTCGTCTCTAAAACTTAAAAACTCTGTTATTTCGTAACTTTGCGGTATAAAGTAAAACGTTTGCTCGTCAGTTGTCGGCTTTAATACTTTCATATCTATATAACGTTATAATTTAGTTTTTTGCTTAAAAAAAAAGAGCGCATTTCTGCGCCCTCTTTATAGCCTAAGCATATACCTATTTAACCCCTTATATTATGCTGGCTCAATTTGTGATGCACTCTCATTGTCAGTAACTACTGTTGCTGCCGTAAAGTATGCTGGTAGCGTTTCTTGCGCGTTAAAAGTAATAGCGCTAAAACCGCTTAAGTCGCCGTAGGCTTGCCCAGTTGTTATAGACCCGCCAGAGCTATGGCACCCATTTGTAGCGCCCATTAAAAAATAATTTTCGTTGTAGTCT